AAAGACTTACATCCACGAGTTAGTATTAGAACACAAATACGGCATTAAGAAGGAGTTTTCAAGCCGTTACACGGACAAAGGCAACGCAGTTGAAGATGAGTCTATCTTGTTAGTCAATGATGTCTTAAACGTCAAATTTATTTACAAGAATGAGGAGCATTTTACAAACGATTGGATAACTGGAACACCTGACGTAAACACGGAAGATGTATTGTTAGACGTTAAAAGCTCTTGGGATGCTACTACCTTTCCGTTTTTTGAGACTGAAATTCCTAACAAGGACTACTTTTATCAACTTCAGGGCTATATGTGGCTCACAGGAAAGCAACAGTCAATGCTTTGCTACTGCCTTGTTGATACTCCTATTGAAATGGTAGAAGACGAAATCCGCAGAGCGCATTGGAAACTGCACAAGATTGACGAGGACTTAGATTTGCGTGAAGAGGTAGAGACTAAACATCAGTTCTCACACATACCTAAGAACCGCAGAGTCAAAGTATTTTACGTACAAAAAGACGAACAAGTAATTGAGCAGATTAAAGAAAAGATTGAACTTACTCGTGAGTATTACAACGCACTAATCCAAATGCTATGAACCAAGAAGTAACCGACAAAGTAGTTTTAGCAGTTATGGCTAAGTATGCTGAACGCTCAGCTACTGGACTAAAGAAATACGGAACTACATTAGACCGAAAAGACCTAACGCTTGACCAGTGGATAAACCATTTGCTCGAAGAACTGATGGATGCCACGCTTTATTTGAGCCGCATTAAGAAGGAGATTGAGCTTCATTACGTCAAAGGCTTCAGCGATGGCTACCGAGAAGCGAGAAACACGGAGCAAAATATACCAAAAAGTGGTACAAATTGCGAAGACGAACTAAATAAATCAGAATAAGATGAAGATAACAATAGAATACGAAGACAAAGCCGAAGCACTCAACGCTATGCAAGGCGAAGACTGGCACGATGCAATGTACGACCTTGACCAAAAGCTGAGGGGAATAGTGAAACACGGATACAGTAGAAACAAAGAACTAAACGAAACCGAGTTAGAAGTCTATTCACAATGCCGAGAGCTACTACAACAAGTAATGAATGACAACGAACTAAATTTTAACGTATGAAACAAAAAGAATATAAACCAACCCGACAAGATAAAAGCCGAAGCGAAATGGCAGCTATTGGCACGATGATACTGGTAACAGTAGTATCCTTAATTTTAGTAATCAATTTAATTTTTAATATATAACAAATGGAAAACAAGTTAAACACAGGAGCAATCTTCAAAAACACGAACAAGAGAACGGATAACCATCCTGACTACAAAGGGAAGGTAAACGTAAACGGAAAAGAGATGGAAGTTGCTCTATGGCTGAAAGAAGGCAAAGCAGGTAAATTCTTTTCAGCTTCATTTAGTGAGCCGTATGTAGCTTCTACTGAAGAGCGCAGACCAGTAAGTGATGAACAAGATGATTCATTGCCGTTCTGATGTACATTGACGATGACACACTCCGAAAGCAACTGAATAGGATATTACTTGTAAAAACACGAAACCAAATAGTCCAAGACATAAAAGCCAAAGGACTAAAGATGCATCAGTTTCAGTTAAACAACTTCCTTCAGCGAAAAGACGTAACCTTATCAACCTTACACAAGATAGATAGATACGTTACACGAGAGATTTACTTAAACAATTTAGAGCCACTTTAACAGGTGGCTTTTTTAATTTATTTGCGTGATTAAAAATTAAACTTATATTTGTTTAGAATTTAATCAAATGGATGCACTCAAAATATTAGCAGACCACCACAAAGAATGGGTTAAGATAGTCCGTTCATTTGGAGAGTATGACCTTGCAGAAGACGTTGTACAAGATGTTTATCTTAGAATCGTGAAGTACAATTACGAGGAGAAAATACTAAAAGACGGAAGACCAAACATTGCTTTAATGTGGATGATGCTTCGCAACCGAGCATTCGAAATAAACAAAACTGGTAGTGTTCAGTTTTTATCTTTAGACGAAGTAAGAGGAGTCGCAGACGAAGATTCAGAATTAGATAAACACGAAGCCCTTGAAAGACTACACCAAAGAATAAACGAAGAGATGGACAACTGGCATTGGTACGACTCAATGTTATTTAAAGTCTACAAGGAAGGCAACGCATCAATGAGAGACATCGCTAAAGATTCAGGCATATCACTTACCTCAATATTTAACACGCTAAAGAACTGCAAAGAAAGATTAAAGGAAGAAGTAGGAGAGGACTACGAAGATTACAGTAATAACGATTTCGATTTAATATAACTAAAATGGCAACAAAGAAAAAAGCACAAGGGTTAGGAGACACCATAGAGCAAATAACCGAAGTAACAGGTATCAAAAAGCTCGTTAACTTTATAGCAGGAGAAGACTGCGGATGCGAAGAGCGTAAACAAAAACTCAACGAGTGGTTTCCATACCGCAAACCCGAATGTCTAACTGAGGAGGAGTACAACTGGCTTACGGAAACACGAATCCTCGAAAGAGAAACATTCAAACCAACGGAAGTGACAAGAGTAAGAGAAATCTACTCACGAATAATGAAGATACGTTTAGAGCCATCCTCTTGCGCTTCTTGTTTTAGAGAGATAGTATTTAACCTAAGAAAGATTTACAACGCTTACGAAGTATAATATGCAAGTAGATAAAGTAAAAATAAGCGAGGTTAAAACAAACCCTAAAAACCCAAGACTAATAAAAGACGATAAATTCAAGAAGTTAGTTAAGTCAATTCAGGAGTTCCCTCAGATGCTTGAGCTGCGTCCAATTGTAGTAGACGAGAACAATATCGTGCTTGGTGGCAATATGCGTTTAAAAGCGTGTAAGGAAGCAGGACTTAAAGAGGTGTATATTGTTAGAGCAGAGAACCTAACTGAGCTACAAAAAGACGAATTCATAGTTAAGGACAATGTAGGCTTTGGAGAATGGGACTGGGATATGTTAGCTAACGAATGGGATACCGAGAAACTTGACGAGTGGGGTTTAAACTTACCTGTTGATTTAAGCGTAACACAATTAGAAGCAGAGGAAGATGACTTTAGTGTTCCCGAAGGCGGAATTGAAACTGATATTGTATTAGGAGACTTATTCGAGATAGGCGAACACCGTTTACTTTGTGGGGATTCAACTGACTCAGATGCAGTAGCTAAATTGATGGATGGACATAAAGCGGATATAATGGTAACTGACCCACCATACAATGTAGCTTACGAAGGCAAAACAAAAGAGGCAATGACTATTCAAAACGATAAGATGTCAAACTCTGATTTTAAATCGTTTTTAGATTCGTTTTTCAGTTGTTCACTTATTGAATTAAAAGAAGGTTCACCAATATATGTATTTTGCCCAATAGAGGATGGTGCTTTTTTAAATGCTTTTTTAAATAGTGGTTTTAAGTTACAATCAATTCTTATATGGTTGAAGAATACAATCGTAATGGGAAGGAAAGATTATAATTACAAACACGAACCAATCCTTTATGGGTGGAAAGAGGGTGCAGCACATAAATGGTATGGTAACTTTGATAAGTCAACTATTATTGAGTGCAATAAACCACCAAGAAATGGAGAACACCCAACAATGAAACCAATTGAATTACTTGAAACAGTATTAAATAATTCAAGTCAATCAAACGATTTAGTTTTAGATGTTTTTTTAGGTAGTGGCTCAACAATGGTAGCAGCACACCAACTTAAACGCAAATGCTACGGTATGGAATTAGACCCGAAATATTGTCAAGTTATTATTGACCGAATGAAAAAGTTAGACCCAAGTTTGATTATTAAACGCAACGGAGAAACAATGTAAAAACAGAGTTATGGAAGGAAAAAACGGAGGTACATTAAAACCATTTGAAAAAGGAGAAAGCGGAAACCCCAACGGCAGACCTAAAGGCTCACTAAACCGCAGCACAATAGCACGCAAGTGGTTAGAAGTAAATCAGTCTCTAAAGAACCCTTTAACAGGTGAACAGGAAACTATGAGCCAAGAGGATTTAATGACGTTAGCGTTAATTAAAAAGGCACGTGAAGGCGATGTAACTGCGTACAAAGCATTGATGGACTCAGGGTATGGCGCACCACTTCAGCAAGTAGAACAAACTATAACCGAGATACCACTATTCCCTGATGTACAAGAGGACAACGGCAACGAATAAGGTACTGGCTTTAAAGAAGCGTATTAAGATTGTTCAAGGTGGCACGTCGGCTTCGAAAACGTATTCAATCCTTGCGGTGTTAATTGACAAGGCACTACGTAAAGACGGAATCGAAATAAGCATAGTAGCAGAAAGCATACCTCATCTAAGAAGGGGAGCATTAAAAGACTTTGTCAAAATACTAAAGTGGACTAACCGATTTTATGACCAACAGTTAAATAAGTCATTACTCACTTATCACTTTAAAAACGGAAGCGTAGTAGAGTTTTTCTCAGCAGATGACGCATCTAAACTACGAGGTGCGAGACGTGACATCTTATACATAAACGAGTGCAACAACGTAACGTTTGAGGCTTACAATGAGCTTTCAATCCGTACAAAGAAAGAGGTTTACTTGGACTTTAACCCTGCCAATGAGTTTTGGGTACACAAGGAACTAAAAGACGAACCTGACACGGACTTTATAATATTAACCTACAAAGATAACGAGGCTTTAGACGAAAGTATTGTCACACAAATCGAAAAGAATCGTGACAAAGCAGCTACGAGTTCTTACTGGGCTAATTGGTGGCGAGTGTATGGCTTAGGTCAAGTAGGTAGTCTTGAAGGAGTGGTATTTAACAACTGGAAAGAAATCGACACAATACCAAATGAAGCGAAGCTGATAGGAATAGGACTTGACTTTGGATACACGAATGACCCAACGGCAGCAATTGAGATTTACAACTATAACGGAACACGAATAGTAAACGAACTTGTTTACCGAACAAGAATGGTTAACTCCGACATAGCTAAGATACTTCCGTCAGGAGTCATTATTTACGCAGATAGCTCAGAACCTAAATCAATAGAGGAGATAAGACGTCAAGGCAAAACAATCAAAGGAGTAACCAAAGGAGCTGACTCAATCAACTACGGCATAGACGTAATGCAAAGACAAGATTACTTAGTAACCAAGCAAAGCACGAACCTTATCAAAGAACTCCGCTCCTATTGTTGGGATACTGACAAGCAAGGTCAACGAATGAGAAGACCGATAGACCACTACAATCACGCTATTGATGCTTTACGATACCACGAGATGGAAGCACTCGGATTAAAATCTAACTATGGACAATACAACATCCGATGAGCTGCCTAAAATGATTAGGGTAGTAGAGCAATTTATCAAAGACAAGACAGGCAAAAGAGTCAACATTGTATTCAACGACATCTTTAACGTGAGAAGGCACACTCAGATGCTGGCTCAGGCTTATGCCTATGTGTTACAAAAAGACGAATCACAAGTTAAATAATTATGGAAGTACAAATAAACGTACCATCAACACTAAACGAAATCCCACTAAAGCACTATCAGGACTTTCTGAAGGTGCAACGTGATTCTACTGACGAAGAGTTTGTAGCTCAAAAGATGGTAGAGATATTCTGCGGAATCCGATTAATAGAAGTAGCCAAGATAAAGCTCACTTCACTCAATGAATTAATAGCACACTTTACGCAACTGTTTAATCAAGTGCCAAAATTCACACCTAAATTTATGATAGGCGATATTGAGTTTGGCTTTATTCCTGAGTTGGAAGAGATAACCTTTGGAGAGTACGTGGATTTAGATTCTCATTTGCAAAGCTGGGATAAATTCCACAAGGCAATGGCAGTTTTGTATCGCCCTATAAAAACACGAAGTGGAGATAAATACGAGATAGCAGAATACAACCCTAACAAAGATATGGAGGAGCTAATGCAGTACGCACCATTAGACGTATGTATTGCAGCATCGGTTTTTTTTTGGACTTTAGAAAGCGACTTACTGCAAGCTACACTGAACTATTTGGAGACGGAGATGAAGAAGGAGAAGAGCCTATCGCAGACTTTAGCGAAACAACTCAATTTAGCAAACGATGGGGATGGTATCAGTCACTTTATGCACTCGCTAAAGGAGATGTCACAAGGTTTGACGATATCGCCAAGTCAAGGGTTACTAAATGTCTTACCTATCTCACATTCGAAAAGCAAAAAAACGAAATCGAACAAAGACAACTTGAAAGACAATTAAGAAGATGAAAGGATTTTACGATATAACGAACAAACTTAAAACACATTTTATAGCTGACCCTATTGTGAACACAGTAACTGAAGGAGACATCTTTGAAGTGGACTTAAACAAGCAGACAATCTTTCCGCTTGTACATTTGATGATTAACAACGCATCGTTTGAAACCAATGTTGTGCGCTTTAACGTTTCTTTAATAGCTATGGACATTGTTGACATAAGCAAATCTGCAACGACTGACGTGTTTAGAGGCAACTCAAATGAGCAAGATGTACTCAACACACAATTGGAGGTCTTAAATAGAGCCTATGCGTTAATGCTACACGGAAACTTGTGGGATGATAAGTACGTTGTTGACGGTAATCCTACTTGTGAGCCATTTACTGAACGCTTTGAGAACTTTATGGCAGGGTGGACTATGACACTTGACATATTAATACCTAACGAGGTAACAATCTGCTGATGCAAAACACGGAAGTACAAAAGGAATTAGAACGCTTT